GGGCGGCAAGTCGGTAGATGAAGCCATGAAACGTCTAAATAGCGAAGTGAAAATTGAAGATGTGGAGCAGGAAGATGACTAGAATTGAACTTGAAAACCGTGTATGGCTTTTGGCTAATCATGAAGAAAAAAACGAATTGCTGGATCTTGGGAAGGTGTATGCTCATGTTTGATTATGACAGAGATATAATGCAACCGCCTGAAGAACGAGAAGAACGTGACCCAGCTGATTGGATTTTCAGCGCTGGTCAATGGATTTATGTAGGAGATTGTTAGCCTATGAATAGAGAACACAACGAAAGGTAGAAGGAAATGACGAATAATCAAATTGTAGAAGCAAAAGGCGACTTTTTAACCAACCCACAGCTACTTAATAGCGGTATTATCAGAAAGTATCTTGACCCACAAGGAAAAGCTAGTGATGAGGAGCTTGCCTATTTTATAGCTCAAGCCAAAGCCCAAAACCTCAATCCATTTACAAAAGAAATTTATTTTATCAAGTATGGAACTCAGCCAGCCCAGATAGTCACTGCCAAATCAGCTTTTGAAAAGAAAGCAGATAGTCACCCGCAATTTGATGGCAAAGAGGCAGGCGTAATCTATCTGATGGATGGTGAAATTAAATACTCAAAAGGAGCATTTATTCCTAAAGGTGCTGAAATTCTTGGCGGTTGGGCTAAGGTGTACCGCAAAGACCGTACTTACCCAACGGAAACAGAAGTATCTTTTGAGGAGTACGACAATTCTAAAATACGTGCAAGAGTTAAGGAACTGACACAACAAGGTAAAGATGTTACTTATCCAGTGATGAACTCATACGGTAAGCCAATAGGTGAGAATAATTGGGATACTATGCCTTGTGTCATGATACGAAAAGTAGCTCTAGTGTCAGCTTGCCGTGAGGCGTTTCCTGCCGAGCTTGGAGCAAGCTATGAGGCTGACGAAATTCAGCTGGATAACACACCTAAAGACGTCACTCCTCAAGAAAGCCGTGAGGATGTCGTAGCACGCAAGATGGCTCAGATTGATCAATTCAACAAAGAGCAAGAGGCAAATCATGCAGATCCTGAACCTACTCAAAATGAGGATCCAATCCAGGGCGAGTTGCTAGACGGTGAACTTGAATATTAGGAGGACAACATGCAAGAATTACAGGTAAAAGTAACACAAGCACAGGTTGAAATCATTGACCGTGAGAAATTTGAGCAGAATATCAATGAGGTTGTAGCAAAGTATCAAAATTACACGGTTACGGCTGCAACTATCAAGGATGACAAGCAGACACTTGCCGATCTACGAAAATTAGACAAGCAGGTTTCTGATGAACGGATCAGGAATAAGAAAGTCTTATCTGAACCAGCTGATGAATTTGACAAGTATGTCAAGAATGCCATCCAGCCTCTAAAAGACATCATTACCAAAATTGCTGGTGATGTCAAAGAGTTTGAAGAACATCAAAAGGCTGTCCGAATTGACACAGTCAAAGGCTACCTAGCCAACAAATCAGCTGAGTACATGCTGGATCCTCGTCTCTTTGATGAAAAGGCCCTTGAGTATGTCAAAGCTAGCGATTTTATGGCAGATGGCGTGACGCTTAAAAAAGCCACTATGAAGTCACTTGATGACATGGTCACATTTGAATTTCAGAAACAACAAGAATTTGAAAAAGCCAAGTCAGCTATTTCAGGGTTATGTGCTGAGTATGGCATGACTGACTCACCTTACATTAGACAGCTGAAAGACTTGACTCTTGCTGAAGTCTTTGGACAAATCAAAGCTGATTATGAGTTTGAAAAGCAAAAGGAAGAAATCAGACAGGCTCAAGAACGAGCAGAGCGAGAAAGTCAGGAACTTTTAGCAGCCCAACAAACCAAACAGCAAGAACAGGCTCCAAAATCAACGGAAACCCCAAATTTTGACCCAGAAACGGGCAAAATCTTGGACGGTGGACAAATCCTCCAAAATGAGCCTAACGCTCTTAGAGGGGCTGAAAATGACCTAAAACGATATGCCCAAAAAATGACTTTAGAGGTGTATTTTGTAGACACAGCCGAAAAAGACTGTTTCAAGGCTGGTCTAAGTAAACTCGGATTTGATTTTAAAAAGAACTATCAAGTCAGCGGTTATCAACGTATCGATCCATTAACTCAGGCTGAGCTAAATGAACAATGTGGGTGGTAAGTATGACAGAAATTGAAAAAATTTCAGAAGAATTGGCTGAATATGGGGTGCCTGATGAGTTAATAGGAAAAATAGAGGACCTATTAGCGACTCTGTATGGCGAAAAAAGGAAATTGGAGATAGAAAAATCTTGGGATATTTCTCCAGAGTCAATGGGGAGGGTAACCATGGACATCAGAAAAATATCTGACAGCGTAGCCATCTACTCGGACGGCAAGAAATTGCAGGTTATCCACAACCTAGGGGATGAGTTTATCCTTGATTTCAATGTGGGAGAGGATAGCGTCTGGAACCTCAATGGCCAAGTCGTAGAAATCATTGACATGATTGAGCCTGTCTTTAAAGTTTTCAGCTTTTGCTCAAAATCTGGAGAGGGTATGCAACGCTTAAAACATGCTATCGTCCACTTTGAAAAATTTGAGCAGTACATCAGAGATAATCAGGAAGACCTGATGATCTGGTGGCACAATCCAGGAGGGGAATATGATTAAAACCGTATTTTTTTCATGTGATTATCCACATCATGAGGTGATTGACGACCAAATAAATAGCTGGCTTGCCGAAAATCCAGGCATTAAGTTGATTGACATCAAATTTCAATCAAATGTGTCTGCTGTCGCTGACAGTGGAGTCAGTGCTGAATATTGGCATACATCAGCATTGATTATTTACAAAGTTCCCTCAGAGAACAATATAAGCAGTATTAATTCAAATGGTTTAGGTTTTATAATCAGCTGTGAGAAATGTGGTAGCTTATCAATAATCAAGGGAAAAGATGTAGGTCAAAATGTATGTTATGAATGCAAAGGAGAGAAATAATGAATGATTTTATCAAAGAGATTGGGATGGCTATCCTATGGATGTTTTTAGGGTATCTCTTGGGAGAGCGTAGCACTAGAGGGGGACAAATCAGATGATCAATAACGTCACACTGGTTGGGAGGCTTGTAGCGCCTCCTGATCTACGAAAAACGCCTAATAATGTATCTAGTTTACAGGGCACGCTTGCAGTCAATCGCAATTTCAAAAACGAAAATGGAGAGCGTGAGGCTGATTTTATCAATTTTCAAGCTTGGAGAGGTACAGCTGACATCATTGCTCAGTATTGCAGCAAGGGCTCACTTATTGGGATCATTGGGCGCTTACAAGTTAGGTCTTACGAGAAAGACGGTCAGCGTCGATATGTGACTGAAGTAATCGCTGAGAGTGTAGCTCTGCTAGAGAGTCGCAACAGTCAGCACGGACAAGGCAACAGTTTCCAAAATGGGAATAGCTCACCTTTTACCGATCCTAACCCCTTTGACCTCCCAAATGACGGTTTGCCGTTTTAGGAGGGACAGTTAGTGGAAATAGATAAGATTATAAAAAAAGATGTCTTGGAATTTATGGAAACAATTCCTGATAATAAAATTGATTTAATCGTAACAGACCCGCCTTATTTGATAAATTATAAAACAAATTGGCGGAAAGAAAAGCATAAATTTTCAAATGTTATCAAAAATGATAACAATCCTGAATTGATAAAAGAGTATATAAAAGAGTGTTATCGAATTTTAAAAGATGATACGGCTATTTATATATTCTGTTCATTTGACAAGGTTGATTTTTTTAAAAAAGAAATTGAAAAGTATTTTTCAGTAAAAAATATTATTATATGGCGAAAAAATAATCATACCGCTGGCGATTTAGAGGCGCAGTTTGGAAAACAGTACGAGATGATTATATTGGCAAACAAAGGACGGAAGAAATTCAACGGTGAGCGACTGACAGATGTTTGGGATTTCAAGAGAGTAAGTTCAGATAAACTACTCCATCAAAATCAAAAACCTATTGAATTGATAAAACGATGTATTGTTAAACATTCTGATGTTGGGGATACTGTTTTTGATGGTTTCATGGGAAGCGGTACGACAGCATTAGCAGCGTTAGAAACGGATAGGCATTTTATAGGAACTGAAATAGATGAATATTATTTTGGTATAGCAGAGGAGCGGATAAAAAACCACAACGCTCAATTAAGTTTATTTGATGAGGTATGAGATGGAGTGGACGGATTGGGTGGATTGGAAACCTGAAACCAAAACGGACATCAAGATCAAAATTGAAAATGACGGGTACACTTTTCCACATTACGACAAGAAAAACAATGGCGTCAAGTATGTGATTTCTACAATGGACATCAAACAAGACTGTCTAAGACTTGGAGTACCGTTTGAAGATGTGTACCCTTTGCAAACGACACTTTTTTAACAGGAGAAAGAACATGGCAAGTAAAATCAATGTGACAGAACGTATTGCTATCATCATTGAGAAACAAAAAATAGAGGTCGTTACGACTCTAAACTATGATATGAGCATTAGCTTTGATAACAAAGACACGGCTCCTACACTGGATGACAATGGTGACCTTTTTGAACCGGTCTACAAGTGCAAAGTTAAGGCAATTCCCAAAAATGATGTATTTTTCACCTCATTAACACGAGTCAAGAGCAACATCAAGACGCTACAAGAGGTTAAAAAATTCTTTGAGTTCGTAAACGAAAACAGAGAAAATCTCTTTGAGATGGCAGGATTTAAGGGGGCTCTTGAATGAAATTGACCCTGAACATTGAGCCTAAACCTCAATCACGGCCAAGGTTTGCAAGACGTGGGAGTTTTACCACAACTTACGAAGACAAGGATATGAAAACATGGCGCAATCATTGCCAGCTGCTCATTGCTAATCAGTACATGGGTCAGCCTATCCTTGAGGGAGCTTTGAGGGCACGGCTTAGATTTTATATCAAACCTCCTCAGTACATTTCTAAAGTCAAGAAGAACCAACAGGCCCTCCTGGATGAAATTATACCAGTAGGCAAAAAGCCTGACATAGATAACTACGAAAAAGCGCTATATGATAGCATGTCAGGGATCGTCTTCCAGGACGACGGTCAGATAGCGCTACATGATGTAGGCAAGTTCTACAGTCTAAATCCACGGATAGAGGTTGAGATTGAGGTCATGAAATCCCTGAGTATTTGAAGAAATGAGGAGCAGATTGCTGACTACGCATTATATCAAGGTGATGTGTTTGTTACGCTTGGAACATTAGCGCAGATCAGTAGCGAGACAGGAATTACTGAAAGGATGTTAAAGTATTACACTTACACATCACACCAAAGACGACACCCAAACGGTAGGGCCGTTATTAAAATTGAGGAGGAAGATAATGAGAATTAAGACGGAAAGCGGAGGAGTTGGAAGATGATGGAAGAGTTAAAGCAAAAAGTTAATGAAGTATACAACTGGACGGTAGAAGACGGGAAGCCGCAACCTCCCAAGCAAGATTTACCACAAGCGGTGAAAGACCGGGCGGACTATTTTTGGGAAATGGCAGAAGATGGTATGACGTTTATGGGAGCGATGGAATGCATCTTCGCTGATGAAAAGCCTACAGACTATGATTTGGGAGCTACTAAGGGTTGGTTGCCAAAATCTAAGGAGTTTGATGATTGGGTTGGCTATTCGCCAGGAATGTCTCAGGTAGTTATTGCAGTTTATTTGATTTATGGAGGAAACTAAGATGAATAAGCAGGAATTGATTAAAAAATTAGAGGAACGAAGAACAATAATTGGGAATTTTCAAGGTTATGCAGTTTGGTGGAATGATGTAAAAGAAATCTTTGAACAACTAGGCGAATCCGAAATAGGTCACGCAGATGAAGCTCCACGCTACGTAAAGAACATACTAGCACGATTGCGAGAATTGCCATTGCATGATAGAGAGGTTTGGTTAAAGGCTATCATGAGCGAATTTGAACAGGATTTTAGCCGTGCAAAATGGCGAGAGGGCTACGAGCAAGGTAAAATTGAGGGTATGGTTGAACGTGAAAAAGTCAAAGTTCCGCAGTTTGTGGCGGATGTGATCGAAGGAGCAAGAGAGCAAAACGTAGAGTTGGAAGATGCGTTCGAGTATGTTTGGGAAGTAGCCACCGGAGAGTTACGCGAATGGTTTAGAAAACTTGAAAATAGAAATAATTTCGCTCGTGCATGGCTGGACGGCTACGAGGTCGAGGAAGAGAAGCGGTATGAAGTGATATTGCGCAATGGACAGTCGTTGAAAACTGTGTACAGACAGGGTGGCGATCATCTTGATTTTGAAATGGTGTATGGCGATCTTGAAAGCTTTACTAGAGAGCGATTAGAAGAAGCGGGCTTAGGATGGGTATTTGATTGTGAAGGAATTGAGATTGAGGAGGTGGAGTGATGAGCCTTACGCTAAATAGCACAATTGGAGACTTAGTTTTGGCAATCGGAGAAATTATCGTTGGTTCTGATGGTAAAACCACTACAGCGATACTGGAGATACCTGATCAAAGCTTTTACTTAGAGATTGAGCTTAAATTGAAGGAGGAGGTCATAAATTGAAACGATTCATAGCTATCTGGATTCTGCTATCTGCTGGATTGAATATCTGGCAGAGTATCTACATTAAAAAGTTAGAAGAAAAGCGCCCTATTGTCGTCTATAAAGCTGATAACGCAGGCGCTGAGATATTCGGTAAAGTCGTCGAGAAAGGACGGCATGGCAAGCTATACACGCTTACCATTCGTGACTAAGGGGTGTTTGTGGTTATGAAGGACGTGTATGACAAGGTGAAAGTCGGAGATGAGGTGATGTTGTGAAATTCTTGGATTTATTCGCAGGAATTGGCGGTTTTCGTTTAGGAATGGAGTCTGCCGGCCATAAATGTATTGGCTTTTGTGAAATTGACAAGTTTGCTAGAGAAAGCTATAAAGCGATACACAATACGAAAGGAGAAATAGAATTACATGACATCACAGCAGTATCAGATGAATCTATTCGAGGAATCGGAAGTGTGGACATTATCTGTGGAGGATTTCCGTGCCAAGCTTTCTCAATTGCAGGAAACAGACGAGGTTTTGAAGATACACGAGGAACTTTGTTCTTTGAAATTGCTAGGTTCGCATCTATTCTCAGACCTAAATATCTATTCCTTGAGAATGTTAAAGGATTGCTCAATCACGAAAATGGAGTTACATTCGAGACCATTATCTCAACCTTGGATGAACTGGGGTACAACGTGGAATGGCAAGTGCTTAACAGCAAGAATTTCGGAGTCCCCCAAAATCGGGAACGAGTGTTCATTATCGGACATCTTAGAAGAGAACGTACCAGAAGATTTTTTCCTCTCAGCGGAAAAAATCAGTCAACTAGTAACCAATCAGTCATGAAAATTGGGAATATAAACCCATCTGGCAACGGAATGAATGGGGAAGTCTATCAAGCTGATGGTCTAGCTCCCACGCTAACAACAAACAAGGGAGAGGGGCAAAAGATAGCTATAAAAAGCAATACTATAAAACAATTTGGGGTATTGCAACCCAATTTTTATCAATGTGGGGTGGTTTACGAAACAGACGGCATCGCACCAACTATCAGAGCCTATCAAGGTGGAGGACTTGAGCCTAAAATTATTCAACGTGGGCATGGTTATAATCAAGGTGGAGAACATGACATCGCTCCTACTTTAACTAGCAATAGCTATCACGAAAACAATCATTTATCAGATGGCTTTCGAATCAGAAAGCTAACACCTCGTGAGTGCTGGAGATTGCAAGGATTCCCAGATTGGGCTTTTGACAAAGCGCAAGAGGTCAACTCTAACAGTCAATTATATAAACAAGCAGGAAATAGCGTGACAGTTAATGTCATAGCAGCAATAGCAAAGGAGTTATCATGAACACAATAGAGAAAGTCAAACAATGGTTTATTGACCGTGATTTAGAAAACGGTAGGGTCGTTGGATTGATGGTGCTTTCGTCAAAGAGGAGGATTTATAAAATGAAAAGACTAGGAATCATTATTGGGGCGGTATTTGTAATCGTTGTATCGCCATTTGTAGTTCAGTATGGATGGAATGAGATTATCACAACAATTGTTCCAGTTGGTAAAATTACAGTCTGGCAAGCATTAGGGATGGATGCACTACTATCTTTCATCTGGCCTGTGTTATCTAGCAAAAAAGAATCTGAAGAGGATTATTCGTATGCGGTAAAGAGCAGTATTTCAAAAATCATTACATGTGCATTTTTGATATGGTTAGCTAGTTTGTTTATTTAAGGAGTGTTAGCATGATACCAAAATTTAGAGGGTTATCCATTGACGAAAAAAGCAAAGGAGAATGGCAATACGGACATTTAATTGAAGATAGAGGAAGAGCATTTATTATCAACGAAGTGGTAGAAGCCAATGAACAATACATTACTATGGGTTCTTGGTGTCCTGTAAATCCAGCAACATTAGGACAATCAACAGGACTCAAAGACAAGAACGGCAAGGAGGTATTCATCGGTGACATCGTTAAATGTACAAGAGGATGTCTCCATGAAGTATATTTAGAAAAAGAATACGGTGGCACATTCATAGGCGGAATGCCTGCTGTATACCTAAAAGGATTTGGAGATGGATATGCGTGGACGGAATATGAGGAAATCATCGGCAACATCTACGAAAATCCAGAGCTTTTGGAGGACTAAAAAAGCCCAATCCATAAGGACTAGGCTTCAAAGATGAAGTTGTAGAGTTGGACAACCTTCTGAAAACTGGTTGTATCCATGGTTGTAATTTTTTGAGCCTTGCGCTCTCTAAAGTCAAAAGTATAGAGTTGGAGTGGATTGACAGAGCCATCTACCTTATTGGAACGCACAGGAATGAGCAGGCCTTGTTCTTCTAGTCTGCTTTGACCGTGTGTAATAGGGCATACAGCCACAAATCCAGTCCGCTCCGAATACTCTCTACGTGAGACGACAATAGCAGGACGGCGTTTCTGAATCTCACGTCCAACAGACGGGTCGAAGTCAATCCAGATGATGTCCTGTTTTTCTGGAATGTAATCATATTTCGCTGTCAAGGAATTTCACCCCCTCAAAGTCTTCTTCCATGCGTAGGTCTGTGTCACCACTAAATGGGTCTGGAATTTTTGGAGCTAGGACAATGACATTATCTACACCCTTGTAGACAAACATTTCCTGACCTTCTGGAACATTGAGTGTTTTCGGAATGGTCACAGTGACAGAGTTCCCAACCTTACGAGTTTTAACAGTATTCATTTGTTTCTCCTTTATTTTGTATACATACAGTATACACCTAAAAACGGAACAAAGCAAGAAAAAAGCCAGCACAGCTGACTCCTTTGTGATATGTTCGCTAAAAATATTATATCATAAAGGAGCTATGTTATGAGGTTATTAAAAAGAGTTGACGTGCAATTCACCAAGAAAAATGTCTATGACGTTCTAGAGAGTTATCGATCGTATGTCCGAATGGCAGGTGCTGAGTATTTGCCTAAAATCACAACGACTTACTCATTTGAACCAAAGACATTTACTGGTAAGAACACAGCTACTGAGAATATGGTTATCGAACATGTGGATGCAGAGGCAGAGGTTTTGGAGATTGAAAGAGCAGTGAATTGCATTATGGATCCATACGTTCGGCAGGTTATCACAAAGAAGTACATGGATATGAAAATCCAATTATCAGATAAGGCTATCTATATGGACTTAGGCTATTCTGAGAGTGAGTTCTATCGCATGCTTAGTAGAGGTGCTTTGGAATTTGCGGAAGCTTATCGAAAAGGTAAGTTGATTGTCTATCGTAAAATTTTGGGAGATATTTGCAAGTAAATTGCTAGGAAATGGCTTATTTCACATGGTAAAATAGTATTGTCAAGTGATAGGCCAATTGACATCTCCTTTATATTTATTATATTTTTCCGAGGCTTCGGTCTCGTTTTGGCGGTGACAGGTAAGTGGTTTCTCTCCTATGTTTCCTTCGGTTCGATTCCGGACATCGCCGTTGAGTGTTTGTGTCCCAGAATGAGTTAAATCTTCTGGGTGGGGATTCACATATCACTCATTAACTCCTATCACTCATTAACTTAAAAATGGTTGCGGAAGCGACTGGACCTCGCATGATTGCGTAGCTAATTATATTCTGGATAAGTTATAAGCTAGAGGGTTTGATTCCCTCAGAGGTTTTAAAGACTACAAAAAATAAAAAAGAAGTCAAAATTTAATACGCACGCAAGGTTGTAGTCGCCTTGCAAGAAGGTCGCACATCGTGTGGCTTTTTATTTTGTCGAAAGGAGGTAGTCCATGAGTGGATAGATTAACCCCAAAGCAAGAATTGTTTGTCCAAGGGATAATCTCCGGGCTATCTCAAAGACAAGCATACAGAAAAGCCTACAAAGCTGAAAAAATGAGCGATGAGACGGTAGATTCAAAAGCAAGTGAACTTTTGAAGAACGGTAAGGTTACGGTAAGGTATCGTGAGTTGCTCAAACAATTCTCGAACATGTCTCTATGGTCCAGAGAGCAGGCTTTTAATGAGTATGAATGGCTCAAGAACAAGGCAAGAGCTAGTATTGAACAAGATGGGATAAGGCAAGCTAATTCTAACGCTTTTCTTTCGGCTTTGGATGGCATGAATAACATGGCTTGGAAAGACTTTGAATTGACAGACGATAAAATCAGACAAGAGATTGAATTGCTCAAGATCAAGATTGAAAGCAACCAAGGCTCCAAGTCTGATACTACTCTCATGGAAGCTCTGTTGAATGCCGTGAAGGGTGGTGATGAGGTTGAAGATTGATTTTTCAAACAAACAACTCAACATCATTCGTAGACCGTTCAACTATGAGCTTGAGGTCAACGAGGGCACCCCCCGAAGTGGTAAGACAACCGCTGGTCATTTTAGGTATGCAAGATACTTGATTGAGTCACCAGACGAGAACCATCTTATAGCTGCATACAATCAAGAGCAAGCCTACCGTCTATTCATTGACGGTGACGGCACAGGTCTAATGCACATCTTCGATGGCAATTGTAAAATCAAGCATGATGAGCACGGAGACCACCTCTTAATTGATACGCCCAACGGAACCAAGCGTGTCTATTACAAAGGGGGCGGTAAAGCCAACAGTGTAGGTGCTATCACTGGTATGTCTTTAGGGTCAGTAGTCTTTTGTGAAATTAACCTGCTGAATATGGATTTTATCCAGGAAGCATTCAGACGGACGTGGGCTGCTAAGCTCAGATACCATCTAGCTGACCTAAACCCTCCAGCACCACAACATCCAGTTATTAAGGATGTCTTTGACGTCCAAAATACACGCTGGACGCATTGGACCATGGATGACAATCCCATTCTGTCAGAAGAGCGTAAGCAATCTATTATTCAATCGCTGAAGAAGAATCCTTATCTCTACAAGAGAGACGTGCTTGGTCAGCGTGTCATGCCTCAGGGCGTTATTTACGGCCTATTTGACCTTGAAAAGAACATCAAGGATAACTTGGTAGGCGAACCTATGGAAATGTATTTCAATGGTGATGGTGGGCAATCTGACGCCACCTCGATGTCTTGTAACATTGTTACTAAGCACAGAGAGGACAATAAGACTTTCTTTAGGCTTAATCGTGTAGCTCACTACTACCATAGTGGCGCTGAGACTGGCCAAGTCAAGGCTATGTCTACCTATGCGGTCGAGCTTCGAGCATTTATTCAGTGGTGTGTTAGCAAGTATCAAATGCGCTATACCGATGTCTGGATTGACCCAGCGTGTAGATCCTTACGAGAGGAATTGCACAAGCTAGGGATTCAGACAAGAGGGGCTTTGAACAACGCCCATGATGTTAGCAGCAAGGCGAAGGGTATCGAGGTAGGGATTGAACGTGGCCAGAATATCATCTCTTCAGGTCAGTTCTTGCTTATCAATCACCAAGAAGAAGAGTACGACCATTACTATTTCTTGAAAGAGATTGGTCTTTACAGTCGTGACGATAACGGCCGACCGATTGATAAAGATAACCACGCAATGGACGAATTCAGATATAGTGTGAACGTATTTTATAAGCGTTACGCCAATTTTTAGCAACAAGGAGCCGATAAATGGGCATTATACAATTTGTCAAAAATCTATTTAAGAGAGGACAGTATGCAATGACTACAGAAAGTCTCGCAAGTATCACAGACCATCCTAAAATCGCAGTAACAAGCGCAGAGTATAGTCGAATCAACGAGAACCTAAGATACTATCAGAGCAACATCGAGAAGATAACATACACGAATTCGGACGGTATCAAGAAACAAAGAGAAGCGACTCATTTGCCAATCGCTCGGACCGCTGCCAAAAAGATTGCAAGCCTGGTATTCAATGAACAAGCTTCGATTAAATTGGACGACGAGCAGGCAGACGCATTCATTCAGGAAACATTGAAGAATGACCGCTTTAACAAGAATTTTGAGCGCTACCTTGAGAGTTGTTTAGCTCTAGGCGGTCTTGCTATGAGGCCTTATGTGGATAATGGACGAGTGAGAGTGTCATTCGTTCAAGCGCCTGTCTTTTTGCCGTTGCAAAGCAACACGCAAGACATTTCAAGCGCTGCTATTGTCACTAAGACGATTAAGGCTTCAGGTCAGAAGAACATCTACTACACGTTGATTGAGTTCCACGAGTGGTCAAGCGACGGGAAATACATCATCACTAACGAACTATACAGGTCTGAAAGCTCTGAACAAGTAGGTGGACGTGTTCCTCTAGCTGAAGTCTATGAGGATCTAGAAGAACAAGTTGAACTAAACGGTCTAACAAGACCGCTTTTTTCATACCTAAAACCTCCTGGAATGAACAACAAGGACATCAATTCGCCTCTTGGTTTATCAATCTTCGATAACGCCAAGAGCACGATTGACTTCATCAATACCACTTATGATGAGTTCAAGTGGGAAGTTAAGATGGGCCAACGTCGAGTGGCAGTTCCTGAGAACCTTACAGAAACTCGAATGATCAACAATGACGGAGACGTCCAACTTGTCAAGCGATTTGAAACAGAGCAGAATGTCTACTTACGTTTATCAACCAGTGATATGGATGGTGGAACAATTACGGACCTGACAACCGCAATCAGGGCAGATGATTACATCAAGACAATTAACGAAGGCCTAGCACTTTTTGAGATGCTTTTAGGTGTGTCTGCCGGGATGTTTACATTTGACGGCCAGAGCTTGAAGACTGCGACAGAGGTCGTTTCTGAAAACTCTGATACTTACCAAATGAGAAACAGTATTGTCAGCCTTGTCGAGCAATCCTTGAAAGAGTTGATTATCTCAATTTGCGAGCTTGGTAGTCTTTATGGATTGTATGGCGGTTCAATTCCTCAAATGGAGAAGATTGCAATCAATCTCGACGATGGAGTCTTTACTGACAAGAACAATGAGCTTGACTATTGGACTAAGGCTTTGGCCAGCGGGATTGTCAGCAAGGCTCACGCTATTCAAAAGGCTTTCAACATGTCAGAGCTTGACGCCAAGAAAATGATTCAGGCAATCAATCAGGAAACGATGGACACGGCTAACAGTCAGCGAACACAAGAGGATATTGATATCTATGGAGAATGATTAAATGAACCTAATTCAACATCTAAGGTCGTTTATAGGACTTGAAAGCCCCTCACTAGGACGGAGAATACTAGCAAAAAAAATGGTAGAAGGAATAGAAGAGGCTATCCATGGTAAAAAAGAAGAGACCACCAATCCAATTCAATGACGAGCAACTGCTACTTCAAGCAAGCAATGTCGCAGACATCTACCATCAGTTAGCTTTGGACTTGTTTGATAACGTGGTCGAACGTGTAACAGAGCGTGGCACGGTCTATCTTGATAAACAACCGTACATCTGGCAACTCGAGAAAATGCAACAGATGCACCTGCTGAACGAGGAGAACCTGAAGCTAATCTCTAAATATTCTGGAGTCGCTGAAGAGCAATTACGTCACATTGTCGAAAATGAAGGCCTGAAGCTCTACACGGACACGAAGCAACAGCTTTTAGAAGATTTAGGACATGGATCCGCAGGAAATAGCAACTACATTCAAGAAATTCTTGCTGATTATGCTAATCAAGCTATCGGCGACCTCCACAATCTCATCAATACAACCTTACCAAAGGCTGTTATCGGTGCCTATCAAGGTATTGTGGAGCACTCTGTCGCTAGAGTAGTCACAGGCTTGTCAACGGCTGATAAGGCTATCTCTGACACGGTCATGAAGTGGCAAGAGAAAGGGTTCCAAGGTTTCAAGGACAGCGCTGGGCGTAACTGGAAAATTGACAATTATGCTCGGACAGTTATCAAGACGACAACCTATCGAACTTATCGAGAAATGCGAACGAGACCGGCTGAAGAGCTGGGCATTGATACCTTTTATTTTTCAAAAAAGGCGTCAGCTCGCAAGTCGTGCGCCCCTTTGCAACATCAGATAGTCACGACTGGTCACGCTAGAACCGAGCATGGCGAGAAGATTTTGGCTTTGGACGACTTCGGATATGGCAAACCTGGAGGGTGCCTTGGTATTAACTGTGGGCACATGCTCACGCCTTTCATTCCAGGAGCCAACTACAAGCCTGATTTGGGTGAGGACGTGACAGAGGTTACACCAAAACAAGCGGAAGAAAATGCCAATGCAGAAGCTAAGCGGAGAGCGCTAGAACGGTCTATTAGAGCAAACAAAGAAAAACTCCACGTCGCTGAGAAATTAGGCGATAAAGAGTTGATAGACAAGTATAAGAGCAAAATAGGCACTCAAAACGCCGTCTTGAAAGATTACATCGATAAGCATCCCTTCCTGAAACGTAATGAGGCAAGAGAAAAACTCTTCAAGAAAAACGAAAAACCAGCAAGCGTTGAACCTGCTGGCAATAAGTCTTACGTTTCTGTAAAAGAGAAATGGCTATCAAATGTAGATCCTAGCAAAGCTAAGGTCTCAGAAATGAATTTCTGGGAAGAAGATGGCAAAAAATATTATGTCGATGGGCATAATGTTAAATTTGAACCATCGCGAAGAGAAAGAGAGCTTGCGCATCTAGTTGCTAGTGAGTTAGGAAGACATGTGCAGCTTAATCCTAAAGTAGAAAACCCTAGCGGTATACCAGTACCGGATTATTTGATTGACGGGGTTCGCTATGATGCAAAAGAAATAGAAGGTATTGGTAAAAATAATATCGATACGGCTATTAAAGGTCAGAAAAAACAAGCACATTCTTTTGTCATTGACATTACAAAAACAGAAATGGATGTTAGTGGTGCACTTGAAAGAATAGGACGAATTTACAGAAACCATAATAGACGATGGGTTGATAATATTATTTTGATAGAAGGCGATGAGATTATAGATATTTTTGGTCGGAAATAAAAAGAAGTGCGACTCTCCCACAGCTCGAAGGCTTTTTGGGCGGGAAAACCACACTTCTTTCTTAATCTGATTATAACTCACAATGCGCTTTTTTTCAAGAAGAAAGGAGAGAAAAATGAAATACAGAAAGAAACCTGTTGTGGTTGAGGCAGTGCGTTGGAACGGCAATAACTATAAAGAAGTAATTGGCTTTGCAGAAAATAATAAGATTTGGTTTGATGCACTTGGGAATATATGGATTTCTACACTTGAAGGTGATATGATAGCCAAAAAATGGGATTATATCATCAAGGGTGTACAAGGAGAACTCTATCCATGTAAACCTGACATTTTTGCAGAAACTTACGAAAAAACGGAGGAATGAAATGTTAGCAAAAGCAAAACAATTGGCATCGCAAGAATTTTCGCGCTTATCAGGTCGTGAAATCAAAGCAGAAGATTGCTTTGTAGTTTGGTTTAGCAAGACTTTACAAAACTGGAAAGCTCTTGTTAGTACGAACGCAATTACATCAAGCGAACCTTGTGGAGATTATGCAGAAATCACGCATAACGGAGACAAGAAAGAGACTTATGTGGATGTTTACGCCAAAGTTTCAAATCGTGCCATTAAAGATTAGGAGGTGATCCAACATCTTGACTGGCAGGAATAGACTGCTATAAATTACTGTAAATCACTATAAACCGTGTCAAATTTGATGCGGTTTTTTGCTTGACTTTATCCGCAGTCGGTAAAGAACGGAAGATAATACCTAATTTTAGGAGGAATTTAAGAATGGCAGAAGGCATTCAAACAACTGACCAGCCAGTCAACGCTGGAGAAACCACTGAGTCACAAACTCAAGAGCAACCTATCAAGACATTCACTCAGGAAGAAGTGAACGGACTTGTATCTAAGGAAGCCAGGAAAGCGCAGGAGAGAATCTTCAAAGACCTAGGGTTTGAAAATTTCAAGAGTGCAAAGGAAGGGCTTCAACAACTCAAAGAGTGGAAGGACTCACAAAAGAGCGAGGCTGAGAAACAGTCAGAAGCGCTTGCTGCTAAAGAGAAAGAGCTAGAACTTGCTTTGTCAGACAAGAAGAACCTGGAAGCAAAACTATCAGCTCTGACTCTGGGAGTAAATGCTGAGTCTGTAGACGACGTCATCACTCTATCTAATCGCTTGGTATCCGATGAGGTGTCTATTGAGGATGCTATCGGTCAAGTATTGCAGAAATACCCTCAGTTTGGTCGTACAGAGCAATCTGAGGATAAGAAACCGACATTTTCGGCCGGAGGGAATCCAACGGCTGGAACGAACCAAGAAGATGCCTTTTTGAAGGCTCTAGGACTAAATAATTGACAGGAGAATGATTAATGACAATCAACTATATTACTAAACACGAAGGCACTTTTGAAAAGAAATTGATGCAAGGCGCACTTACAAGCATCTTGGAAACGCCACAAGTAAACTGGTTAGGCGCTAAATCGTTTGAATTGCCTACAATTGCAGTTACTGGCTATAAAGCACACACTCGATCTAAAGGCTACAATGCTGGTACAGTTTCAACTGACAAGAAAGTCTACACACTCGGATTCGACCGTGACGTTGAGTTCTTTGTAGACTCAGCAGACGTTGACGAAACAAACCAAGAACTTTCAGCTGCTAACGTATCTAACACATTCATCACTGAGCACGCTACTCCAGAAGTGGATGCTTACCGTTTCTCTAAACTTGCAACAGAAGCTATCACAGGTACACACTTCAAATCTGAAGCTGACTTGTCAGAAGTGAATATCTACTCACGCTTGAAGGCTGCCCTTTTGCCAGTCCGTAAATATGGTGCACAGAACATCGTGGTTTATGTTTCTAGCGAAGTTATGGACTTCTTAGAACGCTCTAAAGAGTTCACACGCTCAATCGCTACTACATCACCTCAAGGCATCGACACTCGTGTCACTTCACTTGATGGAGTTCAGCTTATCGAAGTTTGGGACGATGCACGCTTCAAGACTAAATTTGATTTCACTACTGGATTTGTTAAGGCTGCAGACGGTAAAGACATTAACTTCTTGATCGTGGCTAAGCTTGCAGTAATTGCAAAAGCTAAATTCAACTCTATCTATCTCTTCGCACCTGGTCAACATACAGAAGGCGACGGATACTTGTACCAAAACCGTTTGTATCATGACCTCTTTGTTCTTGATACTAAGAAAGACGGTGTCTACGTTTCTCACAAAGCCTAGTAAGGGGGGTAATCCATGAAGAAATACGAAAAAGCAAACCAAGTCTACACAGTCCAGGAAGGGAGCTTGCTCGAAGCACAATTAGTCGCTGACGGCTTTGAAGAAGTGGTTGAAGATGGTCAAATCGCAGAAATTTTGGCTACTTATTCACTTTCCGAAATGACCTTGGCAGAGTTGAAAGCTCTTGCGAAAGAAAAAGGGATTGAAGGTTATTCAACCAAATCCAAAGACGAGCTTTTGGAGGTTCTAAATGGCCAAATTTGAAGCAAAAAATAATTTTTATGTTGAAAAAACAGGGCAGCAATTCGATGCAGGGGTTGTTTATGAAATGACATCTGCTGAAGCGGATGAAATCAACAGACGTTCAACCGCTCACTTTGGCGAAGAATGGCTTGAGTGTATCGAACCAGATGTAGCACCTGTAGAACTTACAGAATCAGTTCCAGAAGTTCCTGAATCAACTAACTTTTTAATATAAGGCGGTGATGTCATGACCTACTTAACACGAGAAGAGTTCAGAGATTTAGGTTTTGATTCGGTTGACAATTTTGACCAATTGCTACAACGAGCGGAAATGACTATCGATGCTTACACTAGGGATTTCTATTCTCTAAATAGCTTTGATACCGATATTGAGGCAAGAAAGAAGGCTGTCAAACGTGCTACAGCCTTTCAGATTGCTTATTTTGATAGTTCTGGCATCATGACAGCAGAAGATAGACAATCTATTGCGAGTATGTCAGTAGGACGGACATCAGTAAGCTATCGCACAGGCTCTCAGAATGGCTCAAATTCGCTTTCTTTAGCCGAAAGGTATAATTTATCGAGAGATGCTGAAAACTGGCTGAGAATGGCAGGATTTGGCTTTGCGAGGGTGGATTATGATAGATAAACGAATGCTTCATGACTCTTTGACGATTAGGAAGGTCGAAGGGAAAGACGACTGGGGGAAAGAGACGTATTCTGACCCTCTTTATTTATCCCCTTGCAAGTTCGATAGAACCTTCTCTAATTCTGGAACAGGCAACCATCGTAACGAAAGGAACTCATCGACTGTAATTGTCTATCCTAAATACTGCCCAGTAGAACTCGATAAAAGTTTTATTGGTGGTATAGTTGAGGAAGATGAGTCCAGTTATGTCGTCAAAGATATTATTCCACAATACCATCCATTCACTAAGAAGCTGTTAGTTTATGAAATCGAGGTGATTTGATGGGAGGTGCGAGTGTAAAGATTGACTTAAAAGGTGTTGAGAAGAAAGTATCTCCTCAAAATTTCGCAAAAGGACAACTTGCTATAGCTAACCAAATGCTATTGGATATGGATCCATTCGTTCCAAAAAGAAAAGGAATACTGAGAGCTAGTGGACATGTTCGGCAAGATGCCGTAGTTTATGTCACTCCTTACGTAAGATTGCTCTATTATGGCAAGAAACGAAAAGGTTTCTTTTCAGAAAAACAAAGGAAGTTCTTCTTTGCGAATAAAGAAAAATTGCTTAGTCAAAAGCCAACACCTGGAACTGGACCAAGATGGGACAAGAAAGCATCTGCTCTATATTCAAAGAATTGGGCAGAGGTCGGTGCTAAAGCAATGGGAGTTAAATAATGCACGAAAATGACTTTTCAGAGGTCTTGTTGGAGCATATCAAAAGTGTTCAAACTCAAATCCCCTCTAAGCACGGCTATTTAGACGAGCATGAGGGATTGGTAATCTATCCTCTTCCTGGTGGGAATGTGGTAGATGAGGACATGGCAGGGACGCAGATTGTGAACCTGCCTTTTGAGATTGCAATCAAGTCAAAAGACCAGAAACTAATTGATAACACTCTATGGCAGATTAACACTGCCTTATCAAAAATCGGCTTGGAATTGCCAAGCAAGAACAATTCGTATAACTTTTTAGGCCTTGAAGTCAAGAAGCCGTACTTGAACGAGTTGGATGAACAAGGCTTTTACACTTATTTGCTGGATGTGACAGCAAATCTTGAAATCGAAAGGAAAGAATAAATGGCAAAGAACAAAAACGCACAACGAAAACACTACATTGGGCCTTATAGCGCTGAACATCCTGAAACAGTGCCGGGGAAAGAAGCATATATGTGGATCGCTAAAGGGATTAAATTATCCTCTCCTGAAAATAATGAAGAAGATGACGATGCAGCATACTTTGACGGTGATGGCACTAAAGAGAACATCATCGTATCAAAGTCACGAGGTCGTACATTTGAAGGACACCGTGATTACTCTGATAAGGCTCAGAACTTTGTAGCTGATAAAGAAGACGAGGTCGGTGATGATCTCATCGTTTGGTACAAAGAAGTTTCATCTGATGGTAAAACTCAAAAAGAGGGACTTGCTCGTCTTTCTGAGATTGAAATTGGTGACGGTGAAGCTTCTGAGCTTGAAAAAATCAAGTTCAAGATTGTATGGACTCGTAAGCCTAAGAAATCAAACGTATTACCTGAATAAGGACAGGGCGGTATCCGCCTTGTCTTCTTTTTTTGAAAGGAGATAAAAATGGTCGTAATTAAAAAACTAAGCAACATCATCCCTGTTGATTTTGGGGAGTTTCAGCTTGAATATGTAGCAAATGATGCAAATATCAAACGCATGAAAACAATTGGTCAGAATCTCGAAAAACGAGCTAAAAAACTAGAAGAATCAGATGATGAGTCAGCTTTTGAAGAGGCTTACAAAGTGTCTAAAGAGAGTTGGGCAGAGTTGTTCGATGAAGACGCTTTTGAGAAAGTCTATAAATTCTCAGGAGAAACAACAACGGATACAATCTATTATCTAATCCAAGCAATCCGTGGAATCGTTAGCGAATTTGAGAACCGAAATTCTGAAAAAGCAATCAAGAAATATTTAGAGGGTTAATCATGCTAGATCTGTCACGAAAATTAACAGATGAGTTGGTTATTGGTGATAAGGTCTACTCTCTCAATATGTCCTTTGATAACATCATTAGACTTTTTGAAATGTGGTGTGATGGAGAGGTGCCAGAGTATGTCAAACCATTTTTTGCATTGAAAATGCTGACGGGAGAGAGTTTTGGCTCTTACTCAGCTGAAGATGCCATGGATGTCTTCCAACAGATTTTTGAAGAACACATCCAGTTAAAATCACTGAAAGATGTATCGGTTGAGTACGACTTAGCCGGAAATGTGATGAAAAAAGAACCTTCTATTCAAAGCAAAGAACCGCCTGTATATGACATTTCTTTAGATGGTGATTTTATATATGCGAGTTTCATGCAAGCGTATCGCATTGATTTGCTTGAAGAAAGAGGGAAATTGCACTGGAAGAAGTTTAATGCCCTGATATCAGGATTGCCGGAAGGTACAAAATTCGTTGAAGTCATCAAAATCAGGAAGTACAAGCCAAGAAAGGGCGACTCTCAAGCTTACATCAATGAAATGATGAAGTTAAAGAAAGAGTGTGCCTTGCCTGATTCTGAAGAATATGATGATGAAGATGATGATTACGATATGGAATAGAAAGGAGGGAACAAAATGGCAGATGGTAAGGTCGTCATCCAGGTAGACATGGACGGTGACAAGGCTCAATCGGGAGTCAAACGTCTGAAAGGCATGGTCGGAGGATTGGTTGAAAGTGGTACACAATTAGGTTCAGTCTTTAAGTCTGTCCTTGGAGCCAATATCGTAAGCGGTGCACTTATTTCCGGGATTCAATCCCTGGGAGGTGCTATAAAGGGTGTATTTTCTACCGCTCTAGACGAAGGAGCAAAACTTCAGCAATCATTCGGTGGTATTGATACGCTGTACAGTGGGGCGGAGGCTACTATGAAGCAGTATGCTGCCGAGGCTGCTGCTGCAGGGATTTCGGCTAATACATACGCAGAACAGGCTGTTTCTTTTGGCGCTAGTCTGAAGCAAGCGCTGGGTGGTGATGTGGTCAAGGCTGCAGAAGCAGCTAACAAGGCTATTTTAGCCATGGCCGACAACTCAGCTAAAATGGGTACTGACATCGGTTCGATTCAGAATGCGTTTCAGGGCTTTGCTAAGGGAAATTACACAATGCTGGATAACCTTAAACTTGGGTATGGTGGTACTAAGCAAGAGATGGAGCGACTTCTTAAAGATGCCAGCAAACTTGAAAAAGCAATGGGCAAGAAGTTTGATATCAACAACTTTGCGGATATCGTAGAAGCCATCGACCTAGTTCAACAAGAATTGGGAGTTGCAGGAGTCGCAGCACAAGAAGCGCAAACTACATTCAGTGGTTCATTTGCTGCGATGAAGGCTTCAGCATCTAACTTTTTGGCCAATCTCTCGCTCGGAGAAGATATTGGTCCAGCTCTTAAAACCCTTGTATCTACTACCTCAACATTCCTTTTAGGCAATTTCTTGCCGATGGTTGGAAATATTATGAGGCAACTCCCTCAAGCTATTGAAGTAGCAATGGCAGAGGCTGGTCCTAAAATTGAAGAAGGATTCAGGTCGTTATTTGCAGGAATTGGAGTAGATGATGGTGTTTTTGATGTGATCAAGGACACTTTTCGAGATGTAATCGTTACAGCTCAGTCGCTATTTGGTGAATTGACCAGTGAAGGAAATGGGTTCAAGGATTTACTTCAAGGGATTAGCAATGTAATTACATTCGTAAATGCTGTAATACAGGAATTAGCTAGAGGTTTTCAATTCGTTTTAGATTCATTCGTTGATACAGGAACAATCAGTAATGTTTACCAAGCATTTAAAGACTTGTCTGAAGCAGCTACTGAGGTCGCTCAAAACTTAGGAGAGGCTATTCCATGGGAAATGATTGGTACAGCAGTAGGACAGATTGTGAATGGAATTTCAATTCTTGTCAGTTGGTTCTCAAAACTTGCTCAATCTATTAGTCCAGACATGTGGAGAGCGCTGATTACGGGCGTTGTTAGTTTCGCGGTTGCGTTAAAAGGCATTAAAACAGGTCTTACAATTGCAAGAGGTCTCAAATCAGCTTTTGATTTTGGGAAGAACCTTGTTTCATTAATTAGTAACACTCTTAGCCTTACCGTTGCTCAAGCAACAAATGCGGCTGCAAGTACCGCAATGAGCGCTGGAAATACAGCAGTAGGTACATCAGCAGGAGCAGCAGCAAGCTCTGTCTTAAAATTAGGAGCAGGTCTATTGATGGTTGGAGCTGGTGTTTTACTTGCAACAACAGGAATCTATCTTTTGGTTCAAGCTGCCATCCAATTATCAAACGCTGGTGCAGGAGCAATCCTAACGATGGTCGGTATGGCTATTGGAATCGCAGCGCTTGCGGCAGTATTCGCGTTTTTAGGTCCTGCTTTAACTGCAGGAGCGGTTGGTATTTTAGCCTTTGGTGCAGCAATAGCATTGATTGGGGTTGGAGTATATGCCGTTTCGGTTGGTTTAGCCCTGTTAGCGGTGCAATTACCTGTTATTTCAGAATATGGTTTGACATCATCAATTGCTTTGATTGCATTAGGTGGGGCAATGCTTGTTCTTGGCGCAGGAGCCCTGGTTGCAGGAGCTGGATTGCTTGTTTTAGGAGCTGGCGCTTTGGTTGCAGCAGCCGGAGCAGTGGCTTTTGGAGCAGGTCTCTTAATAGCTTCTGTCGGTGTTGCTGCCTTCGGATTAGCTCTAGGAGTGTGTGCGCCTGCTATTTCAACATTCGTGGATGCAATAAGTAAAATAATCGAAACTCTAAGCGGTGGATTGTCTAACATTTTAGATGCAATATCAAGGGTTATTCAATCTGTTGGAGATTCTGCGCTTAAAGCAGGTCAAGGCTTCAAGGCTTTGGCAGAGGGTGTCGTGATGATTACCAACACAAGTCTTGGCGATATGGTTGCTTCTTTAGGGGCAGTTGCTTTGGGTGTCGGTAAAATAGCAGGATACGGCTCTGATTTGTCAGCAGTTGGGAATGGCATGACTATTCTCAGTAACGGAATGATGATGTTTGCTCAATCTGCTACGATAGCAACTGGTGCGTTAGCAAACTTTCCTGGCTTGATTTCTAACTTGTCAGTCGTAACTGGAAGTGCACCAGCCTCGTTTCTTATTCTTGCGACAGCAGTTAAAACGGCTGGAACATTGATGGCTACAAGCATGCAAGCAAGTATGGCTCAAATTCTTGTTGTAGTGAACAATGGCATGGTCTCAATCGTGCAAAGTGTTCGTAATAATGGAAGTCAGATGGTTGCAGTTTGGAGAATATCTGGACAACAACTTGTTAGTGCCACTCAAGGATTTGTGAATTCAGCAAACAACACCCTTTCTCAAATCGGCCAAGGAGTTAACCTTCATTCAAACGGTTTAGCTCTCATGGCTGGTTTGAAGTCTGGTATTGATTCAGGTTGGTCTCAGATTACTTCTAGCGTCTCGAATATGGCTAAATGGATAAAGGACCATAAAGGGCCTGTTTCGTATGACAGAAGACTGCTTATCGAGAACGGTTCGGCTATCATGGCTGGTTTGAATCAAGGTATTCAGACTGGTTGGAGAAATGTTATGGATAATATTTCCAGTATGGCAGGAACTATTCAGGATGTAATTAATGACGATTATTCGGATATTGGCTGGCAGATTGGCCTAGGTATTTCAGACGGTCTTAATTCGTCAATGGATAAGGTCACAGGACGTTTGGGCGCTATCCGTGATCATGTTAATGATTTTAGCTTGAAATCGAAGAACCTTTTGACCGGTGCCACTGCTACAATGTCAAGTCAATTGAAAGTTGAGACGTTGAGAGGTAAGACACCAAAAGATGAAACATCTAGCAGACAAGAAGCATATATCGCTCATTCAACAAGTCTATTGTCTGATATGATTGATAGCTTATCCGAGTTGAAAGAGCAAGTAGCACAAGGCCAGATGATGGTTTTGGATACAGGCGCCCTTGTTGGTGGTACTGCTTATGCTTATGATGAAGCAGTAGGAAACATTCAGACATTGAGAGGACGGCATCGATTATGATTACTCAAATTAAGGAATATATCCAATTCGGTGATTTTAATAGCAAAGATGCCGGTTGGTATCTTCAAAGTAGGGATGCTCCTACTCCTGACAAGAAGGAGATTGTTGAGCAAATCCCTTATCTGCAAGGTGTTTTAGACTTCTCTGATGTACTTGGAGAAGTCTTCTTTGATAGACGAGAAATCACATACGAGTTCAAACTTCCTAACAAAGATTATCCGGACAGAAAATTGGCCGAGAGATTTATTAAGTCAAGCATGGCTACGAAATCTGATAGTCAGCTATTTGATACTCACGACAGGCGATATTATTGGCTTGGAAAGGTCAAGAGCATTAAGGTGACAGATGTACCTCTGAAGAAGCATTTGATTGCTACAATTGTATTCATTTGTTATCCCTTCGCATTTCATGTTGATAATTATTTCGATGATGTTTGGGACACATTTGACTTCGAGAATGATTTCTCTAATTGGACCAAATGGCAGATTAATGGTCAAAATGAAATATTTTTTATCAACGGTGGAGATACATCCGTTAGTCCAACAGTGATTTGTAGCAACGATATTAGCCTTATCGATAAGAAAGGCAAAATATACAAGTTTAAGAAGGGCGCAAATACAGATTTCGTCTTATCTATGAAACCAGGTATGAACCGATTTACTGCAAAAGGGAATGGTTCAATATCATTGAGATTTAACGCTGAGGTGATGGCATGAAGAATGGTGGATTTGAAGTTTATTTCTGGAACTCTTTTCGAGAAATGTTATCGGATACCGATTTTACCAAAAAGAAGGTTGTTCATAGTCCATATTCTCGACAAGGGAATAAAATTCTTTCAGGATCTATCAAGCAAGCGCAGAATGCAATTAATGAGTTCACTTTTGTTATTCCGATGCAAAATGATTTGTATCAAAAGCTCATCCCCTTCCAATCGATTGTCCAGGTCGTGAATTTATATGACGAGGAAGTCGAATTCGAGGGTAGGGTTTTGAGCGTTTCAAACAAGATGACGAGTACTGGATTTGTTCAAGAGGTTGTATGCGAAGATTTCCTATCGTTTTTACACGACAGCACACAACATTACCAAAAATTGAAAAATACTGGTGCTGAAGCATACTTGAGAGAAATCTTGAATCAGCATAATGCACAAGTGGAAGATTACAAGCGAATTTATCTTGGTTCTGTTACTGTTCAGAGTCTGACAGATAAGCCTTTTCGATATCTTGGATATGAACCTACTTGGGATACGATTCGAGAGCGTATCATAGCGAATATTGGAGGCTATCTGACTTTGAGAAGGGTGAGTGATGGGTTGTATCTAGATTGGACTACATCTATCGGACAAAATCAAGAGTCGCCAATTCAACTTGGGCGAAACATCAAATCAGCTTCTCGAGAGATTTCATTCGATGGTATTGCAACTCAAATCATGCCAATCGGAGCAGATGAAAAGAATACCAAGAAACCGAGTAAGGAAACCAAAAAAGAGGAGCAGGGTTCAGATGTAACTAGAAAGCAAATCGATATCTCATCGGTTAACGGTGGTAAGATATGGCTTGAAGATGCCGAGCTTGTAGCAAAGTTTGGCATCATCAGAAAGCCTGTTATTTGGACGGAAATTGATAATCCTCAAGTCTTAAAAAATAGAGGGCTTCAGTATCTAAGGAATCAGAAAATCGCATTAGCCAAGTGGACGGTTGCAGCAGTCGAGAGATATCTGATTGACTCTAGATATGTGAAATTTAAAATCGGTAATACCCATCCAATTTTGAATGCTCCTCTTTCAGGAATTGAATCTTTGCAAATTATTGAGAAAAAGATTGATATCTTAAATCCTCAAAGTGTGGACTTGGTAATTGGTTCTAAGTCTCAATCGCTATCTGCCTATCAACTTCAAACTCAAGAAGCGATTGAGTCGATTGAACGGGTGAAAGCGAATCAAGATATTGAGAATAAGCGAGAGAAACTATTGGCTCTAACAAGTGAATTAGAACGTTTGAGAAATGAATACAAGCCTGAGCATGAAGAAAGAATCAGAGGGTTAGAAGCTGAAATTAGTAAAATTAGAAATGAATTAGGAGGTAATTAATGGCAACAAAAGAAGCAACAGGACGTTTAAATTTGTTTGATGATCCATCACCGCTACCAAAGACTAAGAACATCAACATTTTAGTTGAAGGTATCAGAAAAAAAACGAGAGGTGCTGATGTTCGAGAATCTATCGCGAAAGCGCTTGAGGTAACATACGAAACAGCATCCAAAGATGGCAATGCAAATATGGAAGTGGCCAAAGCCAGAGGTGGATTTGACACACTTTCGCAAAATCTTTTGAGCATAAATGCTAATGCGGATGCTGCTAATCAAAAAGCTAGTCAACTTATCAATGACAAGGTTGATAAGAATGGTACTGCACAAGTTACTTGGTCAATGTTAGCACAGGATGCAAGAGAGCACATCTCTGGGAACAAAGTCGCAGTTGTTGGAAATAATGCTGTTAGCTCTGCTAATATTGTTAACGGGTCTGTAACAGATGCTAAATTAGACGAGCGTATGGGTTTTGGTTTAATGTTAGCAGGGCGATTAACAATTGATGCAAAAAATTCTACAGTTACATTAGCCAGCGGAAGTTGGTTTCAAGTAGGTAAAAGAAAAGCTAGCGTGAATGAGAATTTATCAGCATCTTTACCAAAAGAAACAGTAAGTCAATACGTTATATACAATGACGAAACTCATGAATTGTATGTGAGAAATCTTAGAAATATTAGCAATATTGGTAATAGAGAAACCATTCTTGCCATTTTGTACAACGGGGTGCTTGTGCATCCACAATCTTCTCCTTTCGTCAAGACTATTGGACTAAAGATAGGTGAGAGAAGTGACTATATAGATGCTAACTGGGGCACGTTAATTCAAGGTAAGATTATATTTGATCCAAAATCAAGAACGATAAGAGGTCAAAGAGAAGGTAATGACTTTATTATCTCTTTTGACGGATACTTTATCAATGGTATTGATGAGTTTGAACTCACGTTTGACTCTCCTTTTGGTCGATTGCTACTTTTTGATAGAGATAGCAAGACATTTCAACTTACAACAATGTACTCATATTCTCAATATCAAAAAACCGAAGTTCCAAAGACAGCAACGTTAATTAAAGTTGCAGAAATATATTTCAATGAAATCCGACATATTTCTCACGAAAGAAACTTTGTCAACACAAATAAGCCGATTTCGTCTAAAAAAACAATCAGTTTGGAACAGATCAAAATTGATCTTCAAACTAAAAGAACGATTATTGTAACTTTAGGTGATAGTACAACTGATGGATTCAGAACAACTGGATACTCAGGAAATGTTCTTGAAAGGCTGTCCGACAAACCTAAGAGTTATACTGAGATTTTAAATAATATTATAAATAGTCAAAAGGGTTATTCATTCAACCATAAATTCTACAATCGAGGATTCTCTGGAAAAACAATTAATTGGCTACGCCAAAATTTGGATGCTGTTCTGTCACCAATATCTGAAAAGATTGATTATGTTTTCATTGCTATGGGCATAAACGACATGGTTTATAACGAAAATACGTTGAAAAGTTTTAAAGAAGATCATATCGAGATTGCGAACAGCTTAATTTTAAAAGGAATAAAACCTGTTTTCATGAGTACTCAAGCGGAATTTGAGAATCATAAACGTTTTGGTTCAAAAATTAATGCTATAGCTGATAATGTAAAAAAAGATTTAGCGGCAGAATTAGGAATACCATTTATTGATTATAACGAAGGTACACGAAATATTTTGAATAATTCAGAATATAAGATTAAGGAATTAATTCCTGACATGTGTCATTTTGGAGATCTTGGACATCAAAAAGGGGCGGAATTCTTAGCTAGTCAATTGATACATCAGACAGCAGTGATTTCAGAATCTAGAAAAGTTGGATATCAAAACAACAAAGTTGTGTCAGATTTGAACTATTCGGATTACTTAACAGATGATCAGGATGAAGTCAAATTTATTGAAAGAACTGACGGTTTCGATTTAGAAGGTCAACTAAATTCCGCTCAAACAAAGAAAATGTTTGAGGTTTCGGTTTATATTGAACGTCCGTCAATTATCCGCTTTTTTGGAGACAACGTGATTGTGACGTCAAATGGGCAGTCATTATCAGACGGTACTGTGCTCGATGTCGGATTTTATCGAATTACAGCCAAGAATCGTTCTGGAATTGCTAGTAAATTCCGTGGCTTGAAATTTAATCTGAAAGAAGTGTAGATAAAGGAGGTTGTATGCCAATTGAAGAAGCTGAAAAAATCGCTCAAAGTCAGGTAGCTTGGGCGATTTTGTTTATCTTACTTTTCTTTATTATCATTCGATATCTCATCAAGACTTCGGACAAGCGAGAGAAGAAGATTATGGATTTGCACGAGCAATCAAAGGCCGACTCTAACAGACGAGAAGATCGTTTGATGACTCATCTTGAAAAAACCACTACAGAATTAACCACAATCACTCACGCGGTCGGAGACATTCAAAAAGAAATGGTCCGCATGAACGACCGCATGGAAGAAATCGAAAAAGGAGAATAACAAATGCAACAAATTACTGAAATCATCATTGCTTTTGCGACAGGCTTTTTAGCAGTAGCAGTAGGCGGTATTGTAAAAGCAGTAAAAGATTATCTTTTGCGTAAAGGCGGAGAGAAAGCGGTGTTCATCGCTGAAATTCTAGCTAAAAATGCAGTAAATGCCGTGGAGCAAGTAGCTGCTGAAACTGGCTACAAGGGAGATGAAAAGCTGGCACAGGCTCGCGCTAAAGTCCGTGCTGAGCTTACAAAATACAATATCAGTATGACGGACAAGGACTTAGACACCTTTGTGGAGTCAGCCGTGAAGCAGATGAACGACGCTTGGAAAGGACAAGAGTAATGGATATCGATAGAAACAGACTACGAACAGGCTTGCCCCAGGTTGGGGTGCAGCCTTATCGACAAGTACACGCCCACTCAACAGGCAACCGTAACTCAACAGCTCAAAATGAGGCTGATTACCACTATAGAAAGGACCCTGAACTAGGGTTCTTTTCACATGTTGTCGGAAATGGCCGTGTCATGCAAGTAGGTCCTGTGAACAACGGAAGTTGGGATGTTGGG